TTTACTGTTGAGTTCTCGCAGCTCGGCTGTCTTGGCGTGTATTTCTACTACAAGTTCGCCAGCCATCTTGTCAAACGCGGTTAGCTGCGCCACCATATCTTTGTGGATGTCGACGCCAAACGCGGTCAACTGCCCGAGCATCTGCAGCAGCCCAGCTAGATACGGCGGCGTTTCGTTGCGTAAACGAATTAAACCCGTTGGTACATTCTCAAGACTTGGCGACCACAGCGGAATAAACGCGACTGCCTGCAATTCCGGCACGTCACGAATAATCTGCTCGGCAAATGCATTGGCCGCCCGAAACACTTTCATGTCGCAAGGCAGCGCGTCCGTATCAATTTTCGCCGCCGTTATCTTGGGTTCAGAGGTCGATTGGTCGGTCATAACGCATCCTAGCGGGGAGTAAACCGTCAATAATGTTTGACAGGCGGGTTGCTGCGAGTCCGTAAACGATTAGACGCGCGAGTACCGCTACAATACTTCCAATCCAATCTGCGGACAAGAGTATTGCGTACAAATACAGCGGTATGTGGTAGCTTTTGCAGAACGGGCAAATAAGTAGTTCCGTCCACAGACTTGTAAGCGACCCGTGCCGCGCTACATCGTTCTTAGCCTGCACGTAAGCCCGCGATACCGCAAAGATACTCCCGTTGTGCCAGACGTCAATAATGGCGCCTGTTGCCAGAACAATCGCCAAAAAATCATTCAAGAATTGACCGCTCATCGTCTATGCTTTCGTTGCCTGCGCTTTGCTGCTGTGCCGGCGCCATTTGTCAGCACCAGGCCGAAATAGATCATAACAACTGCAGACATAACGCCAGTCCATCCCATTGCCGGGAAACCGATAAGCGCCGCGACAAGCGCAAGACCAGCGTAACCGATAAACGTCTCACCACCAGAGTTAGCACTCATTAGACCACACTCGCTGTTTGTGACTGCGCCCGCGACTGCTGGGCGCTCTAGCTTTAGCGTGGGCACTGGGTTATCTTCACACTAGGGACGAAAAGGCCGTGGTGAGTTCAATTTAAAAGCTCACCACGACCTGATCCCGAGAATTAACCCGTTTTATCAGAAGTGATGAGCTTGAACAGCAACACACAGATTTGCACTACTCCAATTACACAGGAGCACAAGCCGTGAACAAATAAGGCAATTACCAGATTTGCTCCGTCCTCAAGCCACTGAAGATCCGCGTCGTCTTTACCGCGATAGTAATTTTTTCCGTTGTAGTGACCCATATGCCATCCAATACTTTGCAGAGTGACGTTCTGCTACGTGAACAAGCGCTGGAAATACCCGACAAGGGAATCCGTAATCTTGTTCAGGAATTGCTCGATATTGACCGAGGCGACGCGCAAGCCTTCAGCGCGCGCTCGGCTATCTTGACAGAACTTGCTGATAAAAAATTCTTTCCGTCACTTGAACCGTTATTGCCGCTTGTATTGAACTTAAACGGCAAACCGTATTCATTAACTCAGCACTACCCGTTCGCTCCGCTTTTTCGTTTACTCATGCCTAAAAACATGGTACTTAAAACAGGGCGTCAGGTAAGTAAATCGACGTCACTAGCGGCGCACGGTGTTGTACTAGCTAATTGCATTCCGTTCTTTAAAACGCTGTATGTTACACCGCTTTACGAACAGATTCGCAGATTTAGCAATAACTACGTGCGCTCGTTTATTGATCAGTCACCTGTGAAAGATCAATGGTGCGGAACAGAAACCGAAAACAACGTGCTGCAACGTTCGTTTAAGAACAAAAGCATCATGTTGTTCAGTTTCGCGCTGCTCGACGCTGACCGTGTTCGTGGTATTAGTACAGACCGCGTTGTGATGGACGAGATCCAAGACATGGACCCGGACCACATTCCAATTATTCAAGAAACAATGTCGTACAGTCGTTACGCCATTTTGCATATGGCAGGAACGCCAAAAAGTCTCGACAACCCGCTCGAGGGCGCGTACAAGCGATCAAGCGGCGCGGAGTGGTTTATTCCGTGCGAATCTTGTAGACATTGGAACATTCCGTCGCTTGATCACGATTTGAACGCGATGATTGGCGACTACAACATTCACATAAGCGAAAAATACCCGGGCACTGTTTGCGCAAAATGCCGCAAACCAATCAATCCGCGGCATGGGCGCTGGGTGCACAGAAAACCGGATCTACGTTGGCAGTTTGCCGGTTATCACGTCCCGCAGATTATCTTGCCGTTGCATTTCGCTGATCCGGAAAAATGGAGCACGCTGTTGATGAAGCGCGAGGGTTTTGGAAACATGACCCAAGCTCAGTTCTACAACGAAGTCATGGGCGAATCTATCGACTCCGGGCAGAAGCTAATTACTGAAACAGAGCTGCGCGACGCGGCTGTACTGCCTTGGGAAAACAAGAAAGAACCTGAGCAAGAAATAATTCAACGACTGCGACATTACAAGCATCGCGTCATGGCAATTGACTGGGGTGGCGGCGGGGAAGAGGGTATTTCATTCACCGTGATTACTATTCTTGGTTTTTGCAACGACGGCACAATTGAAGTGCTGTGGGGTAAACGTATTTTGCTCGGCGCAGAGCACTTAGCCGAAGCCGTAGAGTGCATGAAATGGGCTGACTATTTTAAAGTAGATTACGTTGCGCATGACTATACCGGCGCAGGCACGGTTCGCGAGACGGTCATGGTGCAGGCTGGTTTTAATCTTGAACGCGTAATGGCCGTGCGACTTGTACGCGCCGCGAGCCAGGACATTATGGTGTTTAAACCGGCTACTGAAATTAATCACCGAAAACATTACTCTCTCGATAAAACACGCTCTCTTCTGTACACCTGTCAAGCTATCAAGCTAAAGCAGATCAAATTTTTTCAATACGACTGGGTGTCGCAAGACAGCCCTGGATTGATTTCAGATTTTCTTGCGCTCGTTGAGAACAAGGCGGAGTCGCGGCTCGGTGGCGACATCTACACGATCACGCGCAATACGTTGCTTAGCGACGACTTTGCGCAAGCTGTGAATTTAGGATGCGCCGCTATTTGGCACATCAATCAGGCGTGGCCCAACTTTGCCGAAATAGCCGGCCTCGGAAAAATCAGCGGGCAGCAAGCTATCGCTGAGAATCCGGAAGATTGGGCTGACGATGACATGGGTAATCGGTTCTTCAGTTACTGACAGTCTTCGTAAAGTTTTACGATGTCATCAAAACTCAAGTCTGTCATCTCGTCAGTTTTTCCGCGTTTAGCTAACGAGTCTGACCTAACAGGCGCGTGTATAGCCCGCTCTAGTATCCGCGGCGGCGATTGATTGCGCGAAACCGAATTTCCTTCGTCTATCGTGTATTTGCGGTATTTTGCGCGCATTATCGTAACCGCGTCTTGACAGTCGAAGCACCGCGAATGGCTCATCTGTTTAGGCCGACCGCAGTTACATCGCGTCATGGCCGGCGCGTTTTTTACCGCAACGCGTAGCAACACGTTTTGTTTTTGCAAATGCCTGAACCGCCGCATAGCTAGCCGAAATTTCGTGTCATAATCGACCTGCGCGCTTTTTTCCTGCAGCGATTTTTTAATTGCTGCTGCTGTTTCTTCTTCAAACAGGCTGTCCGCCAGTTGTTCCAGCTTTTGCAGATCCATCTGCTACCTCCGTGTTAGTGACTTTCTCCAAAATGTCTGGCGGGCAGACACAGCTAAGACTGCGGCCGTTGTCCCACTTTATTAAAAATTGCGTCTGATGTTCGCCGGGAAAATTGAGATCGGTAACGAGCACAACAGTCCCGACAGACCCTGCCGGAATCGGATCAGGGTCGTCGGGCATGTGGATCAGCTTTACACGATCGCCAACCATTATGTCTTCGTGGTTTGCAGTCATTTTTGATTTGCAGTCAGCTGTGCCGCAACAAGCGCCGCGTCGTAATTTCCGCGAGCAATAATTCGCTGCTTAACGGCCTCGCGAATCGTGCTCAGATATTCTGCATACTCGGCGTCGGTGTTTACGAGAGCTTCTGCGCTAGAGAAACTGTGCGCTTTGCCAGTAAGCGGATTATCTCCAGCTGCCATGATTCGGCCGACCGCGGCCATCTTTACCTCAATGCGGCGATCCTCGAGCGCCATTTCGTTTGTCACGGCGTTAGCGTAAGCCGCGGTAGCGGAAGCAATGCAGTCAACCAGTTCAGACGTCGTAGCCATGTAGCCCTCAGTTGTCAGAAGGTTTGAGTCTGTCAGTCAAATTTGTATCGTCGTCTTCTTTTTCCGAAAAACCTATGCGTTTGAACACCTTGGCTATGCGCCGATTTGTTTCGGCGTCCGGCTCACCGATGATCAATTTGAACGTTTTATTCGGCTTGTCGAGCTCGAATACGCTCATGGTCCCGGGAACAGCCCATGTTCCCTTGTTCTTTAATATGCGGACCATCTCCGATTGCCACGCGATATCCCGCGGCGTGGGTTCCCATTTTGTATCGGGAATCATCAGTCGGGCAACAGATCCAGACCGCGCGCCTCAAGCTTTTCGCGAATTTCCGCGATTGTTGTTGCGCCGCAATTTTTCAGCGCTCTAAACTCACTGGCGGAGCGATTCGACAGCTCGCCAATTGTTGTGCAACCTAGCGCGTCTGCCGCTTTTTTTGCCCGAGTGCCGAGATTCAGCTCGGCGATGCTCTTATCAAAATCGTCCGAACTGCTCGCGCTCCCTGTCGTCGAATCCATAGAGTTGTTCCTTTAGTGTGAGCCGTCGTTTCGGATTTTTTTCTGGATGACACAGCTGACAGCGTGATTTACCACAGCCACCAGCGCGACGAGCCTTACGAAACACGCCTATCTGCGGCGTAAAATTACAGTTTGTTTCAGCGTTTAGTTGCCGCCAAAGTTTTTGCCGGTTTGCGGCAATTGCGCGCTCACTCTCCAAGCGTTTCATCGTCGTCCTCCCGCGGACTGCACAAAATTATGCAATTAAATCCGCATCTTTCCGCAATTGTCATTACGGATTTGTGATAGACAGACACAGGTTTTTTTCTGTTTATGTGTCCGGCGCTAAGCAGTGCTTGCAGGCCAAGTTGCGCAAAACCGCGCTGCCGCAGCTCTGGATCTGTAAAGCACTCTATCGTCTGTACGGGGATAAGCTCGCCCTTAAATTTTTCAAACCAAGGGCGCGTAGCCACCCAAGCGACAAAGTACCCGTTGTAATATACGACCGCCATAATAATTGGCGGATGTGGGCCAGACACGCCAACGCCGTGACGTTTATTTATTTCCGGCTGCATGCTATCTGGCAGCGCGTCTTCTAAAGACCACGATAACCGCTGCCGAATTTCGCGAACTTCGACCGGCGTCAGATGGCTTACATCGCGAATGCTTATCTCAAAATTATTCATGGCAGCGCTCCTTTGCATACCATGAATTTTAACAAAGCCGGCGGTCGGACTCGAACCGACGACCTACTGATTACAAATCAGTGGCTCTACCAACTGAGCTACACCGGCAGGTTTAATCTGCGTCGTCTAATTCGTCATCGTAATCGTCGTCGTCGTAATACTCTGGATCTTCGTCTTCTTCGTCTTCGTCGTCAGACTCCCAGTCTAGTTCGTCATCGCTGTCATCGTCGTCTTCGTCGTCGTCCACATACCAGTCAACATTTGGTTTGTACTTGTCGTCGTCATCGTCATCATCGTCATCGTCTTCCGGCAAATCGTCGTCATCGACAAACTGCCAATCTTCGTCGATAAAATCGTCGTCGAAGCTGTCGTCTTTTTTGGCCGCAGCGATGGCGAAAGGTTTGCCCATTGAGTGCTCCTTAACCGGCGTATTTTGATGCGGTATCCTCGTAGTCGCTCCAAAACGTGTCGCACCACTCGCGCGACACTAGTAAACCTGGCATGTTTTGTACGACATCCTCGCCGAAAAATACGCCCTGTTTCGTAAAACAGTTTATCAAAGCGTTCCAATCAGGAACAATGCCAGCGCTGTAAAGATGCTTATTGATAGCCTTTTTGTTAAGCCACCAATGTTGCTTGTTGCGCACTATGTAGTTTGGCTTTTGCCCAGCATACCGCGGCCGAGGGAGCATATCTATTTTCTCGGCCAATATGGCGGTATTTATTTCCCGCATTAGGGCAATATGCGCCATGTCAGGCAACATTATTGTTTGCTCTGCTGCGCTTAGATTAAACGTACTGCCATAAGCTGTTTCAAGCCAGCTGTGCAAATCGCGTAAAACGGCAAGCGTTATCGATGACTTTGCTGCGTACAGACTCAGACGTTGCCGCAATGTTCGTTGAATGTATGCTGGCGCAATAAACCGTAATGCAGCATAGTCAGCCTCTGCATTAGGTTTTGTCACTGGCACTAGCGCCTGCCAGCCATAACTAAGCGCGCCCGGAATACAGGCTGCTGCTATTTTGACGCACGCCGCTGTGTTTGGGCACCGCGCAATTGCGCGCTCCATGAACTTTCCGTGCTCATTGGGCGGCGCTATAAACTCTGGCGTTATTGCGTCTTTGATGTTACGCGCTACGGCGGACATGCTTTTGTGCGTCGCGCCAATTTGCGACACAGGACAACAAAGCGCGGCGCCGATATCGGCAGCTAGCGCAAAGCTATCGCTACGTACGGCCACGCTATTGCAATCGGCGTCCGTTATTGGCGCGATCATGTTTGCAAGCACTGCTGCCGTATTAGCCCACACAAATGCGTTATTGTGCGACTGCGTAAGAAGCGCGTTTATTGCATGCGGCGCAGCAACTCCTGGTTCCGGAAAATCGAACTTTTTTACTCGCGGCAGTTCCGGGCAAACCAGCGGCACGATTTCGCCCGTATTGGTTATCGAGTAGTTGCCGAGATTAAATTCGCGCGTTTTTGGATTCCAGCCCGGCGTTGTGCACACGTGTACAATTTGCGGCTGGCTTAATTTTAGTGCGTTTGCCATTGCGCGCTGTTTGTTTCGGGAAGTGTTTATTACAAGCTCGTTGTTTGCCGCCATTAACTGCGTAACAAACTCGAGCAGGCCGCTGCGGTCGATTTTCGTCGCCGGCTCAAAAAACGACACGCGTTTTTCGTTTTTTGTTACGTAACCGGCGTAATACTTGTCGCCTTTATCGGTGTACACAATTTTTTCGATGACAGGGCAGCAATTAATTATTGGCAGGCCGCGCGGTGTGTACCACCCGTCTTCGCGCACAATGACGTCCTGCTCGACGGCGTAAGCAGTTGCTGTTTCTCGTCGTGGTACTGCTCTATTGAGCACCCGCGACGCGTCCTCTGGTGACATCGTCGTTTTTGTTTTTAGAAACTGCCCGAGTCTGTCTCGAGAGATCGTGAGCCGCGACGCAAACGCCTGCGCGGCGATTGGATTCATGTTGTTGAACACCTCCGTTAGCGCGGTCTGCCACGTTACGGCGTGTCGGCAAATTCTGGCAAGCCGTTTTAGCGTTCGCGCTGGAGACGCAGATTGCACAAAATGCTCGGGCGGCGCCGGGCAGACATAGCCGCGGCACCCCGCCGCCTGCGACACTAGTTCAGCCGTTATGTTTTCTCCGTAAAAAAACCGTTTAACTGCCGGCAGAGAATTCCACGCCGAGCCGAGACTAACTGCCTCAAATCCGCAATAACTTGCCGATATGGGCAATAACGGCAGCCCGTGGCGAATTTGTGTTGTTTGCGCCT